ACGAGATCCACGCCGGACAGGAGTTGCCCCGCATTGGCCTTGACCGCGACCGCAGTGCTCGTGACGCCCGCAGGATCTGCCAGCAGAGCACCACCGCCGATGATGCCAGTGCCACCCACAGCGGCAGCGCCGGGGGAGACGACGGGCGGCTCGGCGACGCTCTGCGGCATGGGTTCGGGCTCGGCTTCCTCGGGCGGCGTCAGAAACAAAGCCTTCTCGGCAGCACGCCTGCGAGCCAGGCCACGCAGCACCACGCGCTTGCCGTTGACCGTCGCCTTGTTCCACATCTCGAACGCTGCCGCCGCGCCTTCCACGTCGCCACGGTTGAGCTTGCGCAGGATGGTGGATTTCTGCAGGGCGCTGATGCCGCAATTGTAAGCGAAGCTCACCAGCGCATCGAACTGGTGCTGATGGATCGGAACCGTTACCATGCGCGTGACAGCCGCCTCGCACTCGGCGAGCTCGCGGCGCAGCCCTTCCACGGCTTGCTGCTTGGTCCAGGTCATGCCTGGCTTGATGCCTTTTGTGCACCCCCAACCCAGGGTCCACACGCCCGCCGGACAACGATAGGCGATGCACCCGCCGTCCTTCAGCGGGCGCAGATAGCCCTCGAATTCCTTGATCAGATCGAGGCCGCGCTCTGAGATGTTCATGCCGCCCCCTTGAGCAACCGCTTGTCGATCTCGATCGCCTCAATGGCTGAAATGCGCGCCCGTGCGTCGGATAGCTCGCCGTGCATTCGCGCGAGCTGTTCGGCCATATCGGCGATTAGTTGCTCGACCTCGAGCGGCAGAGACTCGGCGCGGACCTCCGTGGTGTGCGTTGAGTGCTTTTTTTTAAGGTTCTCGACGACTTTTGCCGTCAGCTCTTCATGTCCAATGGCGATCATGCGTATAGTCCGCGGGAATGGGGGTTTGTGCCATCAACGCGAACGATTTGGACCATAGGGGTTGGCGGAACGCAGCGGACGCAATCTCGATCGCGCGCCATTCGGGCGCCGTAACGAGGCACGGGCCGGTGTCTGTTGCAATCGCAATTTGCGTCGTGAGATCCCCTGAATCAATCAGAGCGCCGGCATAGGTCGAAACCTCGGACCAGCCCTCGAGGTCGCGCCGCGTCGTGCCGATGTGATGAATGCCCCGCGCATCGCCGAAATTGTAGGCAAACCCGAGCGCCAAACGTCGATCACGCTCATCGGCGACTTGTTCAACGGTAACAGGCGGCACGCTCATAACAAGTCGCACCCGCTCAGGTTCAATGATAACTTGTTCCTGCGACCCCTCGCCTTCAATGACAACCGGCTTCCACAGGTAAGACTTATGCGGCGGGATGCTAGTCAGCTCGCGCCGTTCAATCACTCGATTCCCGTCGACTCGAGCATATATCGTCATGTGGTGATGTTCCCTAGTTCCGTGTTCGACATTCGGCGCGGAACGTAAAGCACGCGCTTTAACCAACCGTTTGTTTGATTAATTGCAGTAGAAGTGCGCCCGAACCGCCAAGTTGATAGGCCGCTCGGCACGGTGCACGACGTATCGGTTCCAAGAGACGATCCAGATTGATATGCTGCGGCATCATTGAGAGCGACGCCAAGCGCAACTTTATTCATAGCAGACGTTGAAATTGTTCCCGCTTGAATAGAAACAACATTAGTTGCCGCGTTACGCATGCGATAATCAATGTTATCGTTGCTACTTATTTGAAACGCCATCGAGCACGTGTTATTCGATGTCCCATCATCTATATTAAATATGCCGCGCTCTGTGGCGGCAAGCTGCACAGTCGGAAGTGCTTCGGCGTAAATCGATATCGCCGACCCTACGGCCGGCCCTGCCGTGGCTAGCATTGAGATATTGTCCTCCGCACGTGTAACAGTCGCCGTCGTCGTGGCGATGGGCGACGTTGTGAACGCGCCGCTCTCCTCCTGGACGAAGTCGACCGCGATGGCATCGCCCGACGTGACGACGCGGAACCCAACGATCGGGTTTGTCACCGTCGCGCTTGGCACCTCGACGCGCGTCCACGATGATGTGACTGTCACCGTCGTCCACGTCGCTCCGTTGTCCTGCGTCAGATCAATGTTGCCCGTGCCCGTGATGCGCTTCACGAAGGCCGACGTTATCCGTGCAGCGCTGGCCGACGTGATCGACTGCAGAACCGTGCCGTTGCCGGCCGTCGCTGTGATGCTAGATGCGCCGTTGGCCGTCCCATCGATGCCCGTTTGATCCTTAGCCGCCGTGATGTTGGTTTTGGTCCAGGCGGCGTTGGTTAGATCACGGTTCCACAGCACGCGGTTGGTGCGAGCTTCTTCGATGCGCACGCCGAGCGCCGTGCCGCTCGCATCGTACTCGGTGCGAATCGTCGAGGCGGACGCGAACAGCCTATCTGCGCCTTGGATCACCTTGGCCGATGGACTCGTATAGGTCAGCTTGGACGCGGGCGACCCGTTGTAGTTGTTAGCCGGCGTAACGCTGTCCTTGATGATCATCGCCAGCGTGGAAAAGTCGACAGCGATCACATCAGGTTCAAATGCGGTATATTGTTCAATCCATGAACCCTCACCGCCGCCGCCAAACCCTATTAAATGAGTTAGGGCAAAGCTCATGCGTCTGTGCTCGCGTTAGTGGTGATGTAAAGGTGTATTCCGAGCAGCTTGGCATCTGCTGCAATGGTGTCGGCCGCGTCGCCGACCTCGCGCGTGATCTCGAAATACACGACATCACCCTCGGCAGGTGTGCCGCCAATCGTGATGGCCGACGATTCTGACGTGATGTGCATGTCGTTGGCGGTGATAAGCGTATCGGTCACGATCTGCTGACCAGAGACGGCAGTGTCCATCGCATCGTCATCGGACAGCGCATACCCAGCCAGGCCCCATGCGACGCCGCCCGAGCCGGACGCCGCGGTCCAGAACGCTTTGAACGTGACGGTCGACTCGTTCCACGACTTGGGCATCGCAACCATGAACCCAACGCCCTCTTCCGTTGTCGTATCAAAGTCAAGTGAGCGCAACATGATATCGTTGGTTGTAAGCTCGGTTATGCCTGACGCCGCGCCGTTGGTAGTGCGCGCGGTCATGGCAGCCGCCGGAATCCAAATCGTCTCTTTGCCGACCTTTTTGACAATCGTTCCTTCAACGGCGAGTTCACCCGCCGCTGATCTTGACAGCGTCGTATCTGTTGCGTGGCCTAGCTCAATGGTTCCTGCAGTATGCGCAAGGCTGGTGCTATTAAGCGCGACGCCCACGCCTTCAACGGCAATCGCGCCTGCGCCTGTCCTGCTTATCGTCGTATCCGTCGCGTGGCCTAGCTCGATCGTGCTGGCGATATGGGTGAGGCTTGCGCTGTTCAACGCAACTTCAACACCCTCGACCGCAATGGTTCCGGCTCCGGTGCGGCTGATGGTCGTGTCGCTGGCGTGGCCTAGCTCAATGGTCGTGGCCGAAAGCGCGGCAACGCCCGACATGTTGGCGCTGTCGTCAACGGTAACGCCAGACGCCTGCGCCCCTTTTGCCGTTCCGTCTGATCTGAGCAACCGGTTATCGGTGCCAAACGCGGAGGCTGCGGTTACATCGCCAGATCCGGACACGCTCGACCATTTGACGCCGGTCGGTTCTGCGCTATCGGCCGTGAGCACCTGCCCGTTGCTGCCGACCGGCAAAATGGTAGCGGTATCATCTCCTGTTCCGACAGCCAGATCACCTTTAGCCGCCCATGTGGTGTCGGTGGCAAGCACTGCGCTGTCGCCCTTGTCGCCTTTTGGCACGAACAGCACAGAGAGTTGATCGTTTGCCGCAAACGAGCCCCCGCTTGCAACGTGCGTGAGCGTGAACTTGTCGTAGGAGCCCGCATCAGTCATCGAGCCCGAGATCGTGAACACGGCAAACGACGACAGCAAACCGACCTTGAAAACGTACAGCGTGCCCTTCGTGGTGCTCGTCGAATCGTCCCACAGTGCTAGCACAGACGCCATGCCAGCGCCGGCCGCGTCCGTCTCGTTGATGTAGAGTTGCGTCGCGCTGGACAGCGATGCGTTATTGAACGCGAGCTTGCCCGATCCGGGATTCGTGTCGCTGGTGCCCGTCGAGAACTGATAGAGCAGACCATTGACGCCGATCGTTGCCGCGCTTGCTGCCGCCGGCAGAGCAAGAATGATCCAGTTTTGAACGATGCCGGGCGGCACGTTGGAGAACGCCGTGGCGGAACCTGTCGACGCCGTTACGCCACCGGTAACACTGTGCGTGTGCGCGCTTTCATCTGCTGTTCGGCCTAAGGATGCCGCGTTTGTGCCTTCGCGCATAGAGTAGCCCGCTGCACCGCCCGGCTGCCAATCATACGCAACATATTGCGTGCTGTTGGTCAGTGCAGTTAACGGCGTGCCAGATGCGGAAAACATGGCATGGTTGTGCGCCGAGCCTGCACCCGTCGTGAGCGTGCCAGGGCCGTGCGTGTGGCTCGCTAGGTTAGCCTCAGCCAGCGTCGTTGACTGAGTGCCGCCGACCGCGCCAAGCGTTGCGCCATCGAGCCCAAACGACGAGGTAAGCCGCGACGCCGCCGAGCCGCCCATATCGTCTTTGCCGAATGGGCTGCGGCCGCGATAGTCCGGCACGTTGAACGTCGTCGAGCCGTCGCCAGAGCCGTCGGTGGTGCCATAAACGGCAAACAGCTCGGCATAGGTGGTCCGGCTCACGGCTTGACCATAAGCAAGCAGCCATCCGGTTGGGGCTGTTGCAGTCGGCCAAGGGATAATGCCGCCGACCGGGAACACGCGCGCCGTCATGTCGGCAGACGTGCCAGACGCGCGATCGCCCACAAGCTGGAAATCAGCCGTTGCCGACCGATAGACGACTTGAAGCTTCTGCCCAGAGACGATATCGCCTGCGGAAACCGCAGAGCCGTTGCTGGCCACGATGGGCTTGGCCCCAAGGCCCGCGACGTTCAGCGTGGCCGCGCCCGTGATCGAGTGGTTTGCAGTAAACCCGATCAGCAGCCCATCGGTTAGGCTCGACACTGTGCGATTCGGCGTGACGGCAAAGGCGTTGCTCGATCCCGTGCTCGTCAGGCTCATGTTTCTGTCTTTGTACTCGCGCGCAAGCATGCCCTCGAGCGCGCGGGCGCCGTCGTTCACGTTCCGAAATTGCATGTTCTCGGGGAAGCGCGCGGTATTCGAGGCGTCGGTCGTTGACAGGTCGTCGAGTTCGGCCATAGCTCAGGCTTCCATCCTGTGAAGGCTACGCATGAGACAGATTGCCGTCGTGGTCGTTACAGTGCTGATCCTGGCGGCATTGGGCCAGGCGATGCGGAATTATTACTGGCTCATCCCGCTCGTACCCGTGGGAGCGGTTTGGCTGGGCTATCGGCTGGGATCGCCCTATGAGAAACGTGAGTTTAGGGTCGTTGTTCCGCGGCTGCTGCGCCGCCTGGGATTGCGCCGGAAACCGCCACGCCTCGCGTTCCGGTCAATACGTTCTGCAACAGCTCCTCGCCTGCCGCGCGCTGGCGCTGGGTCAGATCGCGGCGAGTGACGAACGATTGCAATTCCTGAATAAAGGCGTCTCGCGTTTCGCCTTGCGCAGTCAGGATGCGGGCAGCGTCGAGTGCCTGCCGGCGCGAGCGCTCGTCAAGGTAGCCGGCCGTCATCTTGTTGATGACCCAGCCCGCCGCCTTCTTCGCATCGCCCCACAGGCTGTCAGGGATGTTGCCGCCGACCTGGGGATCAGTCCGGCCGCGATAGCGCTTTAGGTTTTCCTGCATCGCAGCCGTGACGGAGTTGCCGACCGCGGCTTGGCGCGTCTGCTCGTAGATGCCCTCGGTATTGAGGCGGTTCACGATGCGATCCGCGCCCGGCTGGCCCGCGACCTGCGCAAGCTTGTCGCGGGCATAGTCGCTGCCAAGCCGACGCATGACAGCGCTATCACCAGTGGCACCGAGCGTTGACGATGCTTCGCCCATGATGTCGCGGATCTGGCCGCGAGCGCCTGCATTGAAGCCGCTGCGCTGCACCGCGTTCATTCCCGCCAGATCGGCGCGCATCTGATCCGGGTGCACGCCGCGCGTGAATGCGTCCTGGCCTTGCTCGAGCCCTTCCCGGAACTGCTGGCCGGTGCCGGCTTCTCGCCGAGCCGTGGCCCACGGACCCAATGCCGGAGCTTGCGGATTAAGCTGCGAATCAACCTCGCGCCGCAGATCGCGCGTCAAATTGGTGTAGGTTCTGGCCTCTGCCATGTTGCCCGAGCGGCGCAGGCTTCTGACCTGATCATCCAAGCCGCGCTTGATATACTCGATGAGGCGCGGCAACGCCTCCGGCCGCGTGATGTCGACGCGGTTGGCTGCCGCTATACGGCGAGCCGCCGCAATGACATTGTCAGGCACAGATTGCAGAATGTTCACCAGCTCTTGCGTAGGGCGAAGCTGCGAGCTGTAAAAAGCGTCATAGAACGGGCGAGAGCGCCGACTTGCATCTTGCACAACTTGCCGCTCGAGCTGAACTAGGTTCTGCGGCGGCCCAAGCACCGCGTCCACATCAGCCTGGATGCGTGCGGGAGCGCCGCCCCTGCGGCCATGGCCTACCGTGGCGCCGAGCGCGTCAATCACGACGGTCTTGCCCTCGCCCGGCATGCGAGCAATGGCGCCCGTGTGCCCTTGCAGGTTCGGGCCCATGTCGGCGATCATTGCCTCGGGCTCAACCGGCCGCATACCGACTCGGCCATCTGCCACCAGATCGTCAGCCACGTTGGCCACGGCCCTGCGGTCCATCGTGCCGAGCGCGCCTTGCGGCTGCGGCGAGCGCGAAACCAGGCGAGACACGCCCGTTGCGACTGCTGGAGCTGCCGCGCCCAGCCCGCCGCCGATCATCGTTCCAACCGCTGCGTTGGTCGCGCGGTCCATGGTGCCATCACCCTCGCCGGCACCATACACAGCGCCATAAGCCGCGCCCGTCGCGCCAGCGTTGGCCATGCGCGGCAACATGGTTGTGCCGCGCACCATGTTGACCATAGGGGAGACAGGCGCAGAGGCGATGCCGCCGGCAAGCTTTTGCACGCCGCCCATGGTCACATCGCCGATGACCGGCAGGGAGCCGAGCTTCATGCTTTCTTGGTCAATGGCCGCGTCGGTCGCGCGCTGATAAGCCAGCGCCTCGTCATAGTCCGACCCGCCGAGGCCAAGCCGTTTGAGCAGGGCTTGCGTGTTGGCGTTGGCCTCGTCGAGCCATGAACCGACCGGCGTTCCCCGGGCGAGGTTGCGGCCGACGTCGCGAATGCCCTGCATCACGCCGCCGCCTTTGCGCTCGTTGGCAACGTAGGTTTTTGCCCATTCGTTGAAGGCGTCCTTGCGCTGCTCGGGCGGCAAAGCTTGAATGCCGGCGCGAACCTCCGCCACCGGCTTGGTGAAGTCGAGCCCACCAAATCGAGGGGCGGCTGGCGCCTGCGGCTGCACGGGCCTGGACTGAATGCCCATGGCGGCGAAATGCTCGCGCAACCGCGTGCTGATCTGCTC